TCAAGAAATACATGGAGGACCACAGATACAGAAACGTGCAATTAGCGCATTCTAACATTCAAGTGGGTGAAGTAATTCCTAATTATACAGATAGTGAAGGGAGGTTGTGGAAAAGCGAAGTTGACGATGTCGGAATGTTTGTAGTTGTAGAATTACGAGACGACATCGAAAAAGCAAAGGAAGTCGCTGCCGAAATACGAAAAGGCTCATTGAGAGGTTTTAGTATTGGAGGGCAGGCATTCAAACGAGTCAGAAAATCAGACCCGGTACATGGAGACTACCAAGAAATCAGCAAACTTGAACTACACGAAATCACAATTTGTGAGAAAGGAATCAATCCAGAAGCAACATTCAGGATATTAAAAGAAGATAAAAAAAAGGTGAAAAAAATGACAGAAGCAGAAAATGATGTAATGACGCAAATGACAGATGTTCTGTCACGTCTGGAAGGCCGTCTCGACTCTATGGAGAAAGGAGAAATGCCACCGGGCTTGAAAGAACATATGGAAGGCAAGAAGAAAGACGACGGCGACGAGAAAGACGACGAAGAGAAAATGTATGGTGACAAGAAAGAAGCCATGAAAGATGATGAAGACGAAGATGTCGAAAAATCACAATACTCTGACGTTATCTCCTCTGAGTACCTAAATTGGATGGAAGACACTCTGAAGAGTGCAGGTGTGGACACAATTTCCGCACGTGCTCACTTTGATGATGTCAACAAGGGAAACCTTGGTTCTACCCCAGAAGAAATTGGAGACGGAGCGGTAAGGTTTGGTGGACAAGCACCAAAGAGGGAAACCGTAGACGGAAAGCCAGAAACACCCAAGGCCAACTTTGGCTCTGGTGGAAAGGGCAAGAAATCCACAGTAGAGAAGTCCGACTTCCTAACAGCAGACAGAGTATCTGACTCAGATATCGAGGCAGCATACGAGGTCTACAAAGCAGCAGCATTGGAGCAGGAGTTCAAGGGAAGCCTAGAAAACCACTTCTCCAACAGATTCGCAGCAGAGAGGCAACAAGAAATAGCAAAAGCAGAAGCAGCAGCATTCGATGCTCGCAGCCCACTAGCCGCTATCCAGAAGTCTCTAGCCGCTCTTACAGAGCGCATCGACAGCATCGGCTCATCAGTAGAGTCCGGTTCTACAATCGCAAAATCAGCAGCATCCCTTCCAACCGTTGAAATCCCTTCAACTGAGGAACTCGCAACAATGAGTTGGGATGAGGTACATAACCTCGCAAACAGCACCTTCAGGAGTGATTAAGAATGGCAAGAAACTACATAAGAACAGTAACAGATATGGAAAGATACTACTACGGAGCAGGTAACTCGATGGGTTACTCCTACTCCGGTAGTGAATTATTGAAAGCAGACGCACCAATGTTGTCCACCACCGGTGGAACATACAACGCAATCTACGGACGCAAAGTATGGTCGCAGTTGAACCAAGAGTTCAACGCATTCAGCATACTACCAAAGAGACCTTGGGACAGGTCAGGATGGAGAGTACTCACTGACAAGCCCAACGGAGGCGCAGTCCACGGTGGTGTTGCAGAGAATGCAACTCTACCAGACACAGTGAAGCCTACCTTCCAGCACGTGGCTGCAAAACCAAAGACGGTCGTTCACACGTTCGACATGTCCGAGACTGCTATCTTCCTTGCTGACAAGGATGACGGAATGGGCGACATACGCTCGGTCCTGAAAGAAGAGATGGGCAAGCACCACGCAGAGATGACCAACAAGATGCTACTACTAGACGTGGACACGACAGCAGACAACGGCTTCGAGTCCATCGACAGAGTGACCACTGGTGATTCGAGTGGAATGACAGCCGGAACTCACTACACTGCTGGCAGAGAGGACATCTACTCCATCAACAGAGATGGCAGTGCTAACTCTTGGTCATACGCAGAGGTAAACGCAGACACCGGTGCAACTGACAGGGTTCTAAGCCTAGACCAACTAGACGACCTATTCCAGAAAGTATGGATACGTGGTGGAAACCCGAAAGTCATGCTAACTGGATATGACACTCTAATGAGACTACAGCAACTGCTACAGTCCCAGCAGAGGTTCATGGAAGAGAAGAGAGTCACCCCGACCTACAACGGTGTCAAGGGTGTACCCGGAATGGAAGCCGGATTCGTAGTAGCAACCTACAACGGAGTCCCAATCATTCCTTCCAAGGATGTCAAACCAGACACAATCAGCAGGATGTACTTCCTAGACACTGATTACATGTACTTCAGCACGGCGATACCAACACAATACTACGAGAGTGGAATTGAGACTGGTGACCCATTCGCAATCAACAGACTAGGACAAGAGGGAATGTACAGGACCATGGGAGAACTTTGGACCACTTTCTTCGGAGGACAAGGGAGCATCAGAGACCTTAAGTGAGTCAGTTGGAGATAAAAGGAGGAAAAAAATATGACAGTATTTACAGCAAGCAGTGGCGGAATAACGGTGAAAGCAGATGACGGAGACATAACGGATGTTAGTTTCCTACTAGACCTAGACATGAGAACAGGAACTCTAGTGGACAGCACTGAGTGGTTGAAAGGATATGGAAGTACCTACCCCGGTGGTACTGACATGAGCACCTTCGCAGCCAACAACACAGATGGTGCAGCAGAAGGCGGTCTAAGGCTGCTAACTCTCCAACTGGACTTGGAGACAGCAGATGAAGAAGTTCTAATCTTCACAGAAGGCGTTGACAAAATCGTGGCAGTTCTCGGAACAGTCATGCCAACGGCAGACAAGACGCTATCACTGTCCTTCACAGACACTGGAGTTGACAACGGAAGCAGCGCACCAGCAAAAACAGGTGGCTCTCTACCAGCACTAGCACTTCATGCAGAAGCAATAGTTGACGCAGTACAGATATCACTATTGGTGCTCGCCTGAGGTGGTTATAGTTGCCAACCGTAACTTTTCTCGGCCCTCATTTCAGGAGGAACTCTCCTGACAATGGCGCTGAGTTTGTTAGGATGGTTCCGCAAGAAAAATCCCAAGCATGGGTAGACCAGTACAGAAGACAACTACCAGCAGCGGTATGGAGGGTGGAAGGAGACGAAGCCCCCACTACCGATGCTGGTGGTGACGGTCTACCTGACGATGGATGGCGCAGAGCCGACATCATAGACTGGATAAGAGCAAACGGCGGAACTGTCGGTAGGGTCTACCAAACCAAGACCCAACTACTAGCAGAAGTCGATACAATTCTAAACCCACCCGCACCTGAGCCGGTTGTCGAAGAGATAGCCGAAGAGCCAGTTGTGGAAGAAGTGGTTGAGGAAGCGGTCGAAGAGGCAGTAGTCGAAGAGACGGCAACAGAAATAACGGAGGAATAAAAGAATGGCAGTAACAATAGATAACAGACCAACAGTATTTGGAGACAGAATGATTGTAACCGGCTCATATGCAGCAGGTGACACATCAATAGCACTAGGCGGCTTACTAGCAAGCATCGACGCAGTAATAGTCAACCCATCAGCGGTTCAGACTGCAAAGCATCAGGATGTGGACATAGCAAACGGCACATCCTACGCAGCAGTGACTGCATCGAACCTTGACACGGCAATCTACAGTGGAACAACCATCACGATTGCACCAGTCTTGGCCGGTGAGACTACAGCAGCAGGTACGTTCTTAGCAATAGGCCGCCGCAATTGAGGCGGTGACCTAGATGGCAAAGACACTTACGATACTTGGACCGTTCGCTCCTACTGACTTCAACAGCAGTAGTGCGAAGACGACGATACAGAACGCAGTGGTTGCTGCTATAGGCAGTAACGCACCTGTGGCAGTTGACCCGCATACGATTCTGGGTAACGTGTATATATTTGTGACAACGAGTTGATGGTGAGGGATATGAATGGGTTTCGATATACAAACTCTTGAACTCACTGACATAGAGCGTGCACAGAAGCAGAACGTCAGATTGGCCGAATCCCTTGACATGGGTTCTGTGTTCAACACAGACAAGCCCCTTGCTGGCACAGTCAGCAAGCAGAACAAGAGAGTCGAGGACATAAGCGACATACTCAACATAGGTGCAGGGACACGGTGCAAGCACTGTGGTCTGCTTCACTTTATGTTCGTGGAGAAGTGCAGTTCTTGCAAGAAACCGATGGAGTACAACATGGGCCACAGAAATGAGGAGGCCCGGTGGTAATGCCACAGGTGTTCAGTCCCGGTGAGGCAGAGACAAGGCCTCTCGACCCCACTGCGATTGTATACACCACAGCACAGAAAGTAGCAGACCTACTAGACATAGGACCGCAAGAAGCAGTCTTGATGTCAGCCAATGCAGAGGCTAACGCCGTATTCGTGACAGGGGCAGACTACAGGAACATCGGCTTCTCAGTCGGTGACACACTTCTACTATACTCAGATGCAGACCCTATGGGTGTAGATAGGGACATCACTGCAATCACATCAACGGCCAGTGGTGTCAGACTGGCATTCTCTTCTGCCATCAATCCGGGTCTTTACGAGACCACTGACAACGGCTACATTCAGAACAAGGCATCATTCACCAACGGCAGAACACGAGGTCTCACCAAGGATAAGGTCGATGCTATCATCAGACGCATGCAGGACAAGATAGACAACATAACACACAACTCATGGAGACCGAACCTAGTCACTGCCGAGTACATCAACTTCGACACATACAAACCATACAGGCGACGATACTACACGGACTACGTAGGCACTACACCTCTACTGTACAGGAACGTGCAGCAGATATTGCGTTTGGAACTATGGCAGGGTGATGACTATCGAGAGATAGGAGCAGCAGAAGCCAGAGTCCATATCCCAGATAGCGTCAACTCACTAACAGGTTCTATCGTTCTATGCCCCGGAAACAGCACTGCCTCAGTAGCGGTTCTCACTATGGGCACTGCATCCAATCAGTGGAGAGCAGATTTCGATAGCACCACCACAGCACAGAACCTCGCTGACCTAATCAACAAGGAAGACAGAGTTGGAAAGGCAGGAGTGGATTTCTCACCTGCATTCACATTAGAGGGAAGCACCTCTAACGTGGCAGTGCACAATGAGTTCCTCGCTACTGCTAACGCCGATTTAGGCACTGGTATTGTAAAGATAACCAGTATGAGACCGATAAAGGGGGGTGAATCATGCACAATTGCCTCTACTAATTCCAATGTGACTGTAGAGGACACGCATAGCCACACCTGCACTTTCGCCAGTCTGAGCAGCG